CGAATATTCGAAACAAGTTTGAGCAAGCAAATAAAGGTGCATTGTCGACAGTGATCCTTGACGACTCAATGGATCTAAAAGGTTTGACGGTTGACGAGGGTTTGCTTAAAGCTATCAATTCTAACGAATTCAGCACGCAGAAGATTGCTAGTTGTTTTGGCTTGCCGCAGAGTATGTTAAACGTTGAGGAAGTGCACAGTTCAGTCGCACAAGTTTCAGCACAATACTACGAATCAACAATTTACCGTTATATGGATTGCTTTACAAGTGAGTTAGCTTTCAAGCTCGGCAAACAAGTCATTTATGATGATTCACGATTGAAAATTAACAAGCAACAAACGATTGAAAATGTAATTGAACTTACTAAGGCCGGGGTATACAGCCCCGAAGAAGCTAAAGAAAAATTAGGAGGTAACGCAATTGATTAAAGATTTACGGTTAGTTGCCAACGCGGAGCTAAGAGCGTTGCGGCCACAAGGCGTCACGCCCGAAGACGCTAAGACTGGCGACCAACAACCAGACAAGCAACCTAAGACAATTGAAGGGTATGCACTGTTATTCAATAGTCCCTCAAAGGATTTAGGTGGCTTTGTTGAAGTGATTGACCCTAAAGCATTAGATGGCGTGGATTTATCTAACGTGATTATGTTAGACCAACACGACTATTCCAAGCCGCTGGCTAGTGTAAAGGCTGGGACTTTAAAGCTTGATACGGACGAAAAAGGCTTACATTTCACGGCCACGCTGGATGATTCAGTCTCATACGCGAATGACGCTTATGCAAACGTTAAGTCCGGCAATGTTGATAGTATGAGTTTCCGCTTTGACGTAGACGACGGTGGAGACGAATTCACACAAGACGATCAAGGCAATGTTACACGGACGATCAAACGAGTAAAAGATTTGTTCGAAGTCTCAACAGTGACGATCCCAGCTTACGACGACAGCAACGTTCAAGTAGATAAGCGAAGCTATGAAGAATTTTTAGACAATCAAAAAGGAGAAAAACAAGATATGACAAAACAAACTATTATTGACCCACAAGAACAAGGCGAAGCACGTTCATTTGACAATTATGTACGGTCACAAGGTGAAACTCGTGACGGTTTAAGCACTGACGGTAACGGTGTCTTAATTCCAAGTGAAATTATCACGCCTATTTTCCAGAGTAAGAAAGGCACTAACCGCTTATCAGACTATGCAACGGTCAAACAAGTTTCAGTAGGCCAAGGTTCATATCCTATTGCCGGGAACGACCCTTCAAAGGTACTTGCAACTAAAGCTGAAAATGCTGCGATTGGTGACGTTGACCCAGAAGTGACTGGCGTAGAATTCAAAGTACAGACAAGGGCTGGAAAAGTTTACCTCTCACAAGAATTAGTCGATGATAATGCAATTAATTTCAGCGCTGAAATCCAAGCGCAACTTTCAAAATTAGTTGACAACACCGATAACGCACAAATTATCGCTAAGTTGAAGACTTTACCAGCAACGGTTGTCAAAGACGTAGACGGTATTAAGCAAGCTAAGAACACGAAGCTCGATCCAAGTTTACAACCAGTTGTAGTCGTAAACCAATCAGCATTTAACTGGTTAGACACTCAAAAGGATTCCGAAGGCCGTTACCTCATGAGCGAAGATATTCAAGCACCAACTGGCCGGTCATTATTTGGTTTACCAGTTGTAGAATTATCTGACGCTCAACTACCAAACGTTGCCGCGGGTAAGTTCTCAATGTTCATTGGTGACCTTGCCGAAACGATTGCAGTATTTAGACGTTCAAATGTAACCACGAAGTGGCAACAATTCGATTCATACAGCCAAGGCTTGGCAATCATGTTGCGGAACGACTACGAATTTATCGACAAGACTGCTACCGTAGCTTTGACGATTGACACCACGCCAGCGGCTTAATTAACTAGCTACCGTTGTTCTAACTTATTCCATGACGAGGAGGCAACTCCTCGTATACATATATACAATAAAATACAGATTTTACACAAGGAGGAAATGAAACTATGTCGGACAGAACAGAAATAACACCAAAATTACAAAATGCTAAAATCACAGTCCCAGCACCAGAAGTAGATTCTACGGGCGTTTCACACTGGTATTTAAGCACTAAGCAAACAAGCGTCACAACTAGCGTGACACTTAAAGCAGATACTGGTTATACTTTTGAGAGTGACGGTTCATTAGATTATCAGGGGAGCTACAATAGTCAAACGGAGCCTATTCCGGCCAGCCACACGGACACAATCACATTTAAACTACCAGATTTCGATTGGGCCGACCAATATACGCCGTTAGTTGTGACGATGAGTGCAGTTAAAGCTACACCAGTTACGCCAGTTACACCAACGCAACCAACTACACCAACAACTACACCAACAACAAACACGACACCAAAAACACAATTAGACGTATTAAAGAACAGTTTGCGTATTCCGCTCGATCTAAAAGATGATGACGCCTTACTGCAATCATATTTAGACAGTGCCACCGAGTATCTTAAGTCAACTTTAGATGAAGAAAACATGACAAGACTTGATAGCAAACGCGCGAAAGTCGTTATCAACGCACTAGCTGAACTTATGTATCAAAATCGTGGTGACAGTACCGTAACAAAAGACTTTCCGTTTACGTTACGAGCACTTATTAATCAGCTTAAATACTGATATGGCAGTGTTTTAAATTGACACTATAAAAATAGTGTGATAAATTTTAGACAGATAAAAGGCCGGTACGCTAATACCGACCTACATGGACTGCTTCAAAGGCAGTGACTAATTACAGATAGACTAAGCTACCCTATAACTCGCCAAAGTTATAAATAGGGTAGCTTTTTTTATTTGGTTTTGTTGTCTCGATAAATTTGGTAAGCAAGTCTTGCGACTGCTAAACCAAACCAGCACCAAGCTAACATGGCTGAAAACCTTTCCTAGTATGGGTGCAGTATATTGCATACGCACCACCACCTTTCAAGCAAAAACAGCCACTACCCTTAAAACTCTCCACGATAGAATTATATCATATGTTGAGAGACGTATTCTAAGCCCTCGTTGACTTGCTTTAGTGCATAGTTCACTATAATATACTATACATAGCCTTTTACTATGATTATTTAGTTAGATATAGGTTTATAATTGTTGAGTATAGGAGTGTAATGTTAATGGAGACTATATCAAGTATTGCTAAACGATTAAATGTCACAAACGGTCGTATTTATCAGATAATCAAAGAAATACCGGCTGATAAGCAACCTAAGAAAGATGTTAAGGGTAAGTATAATTTCACTAAAGAGTCCGTAGAGGCTATAGAAAGCTATTATAATAGTTCAAGTAGTCCTAAGACCGACAATGAAAGTGATCTAGTGAAGCAATTACGTGCAGACTTAGAAGACGCTAAAGCAGAGATTAAGGCTAAAAATAATCAGATAGACAAGTTTCAGCAATTACTTGACCAGCAACAACAACTCAATTTGTCTACTAACCGTCAAAATGAGAAGTTACTTGATACCACTACGAACAACACCCCCTCACAGGACGATAGGCCCCTTCAAAACGACCATACAGACGTTTCAGAGCCTACCGAGGGTAATTACAAGGGGGCAGAGAATAAGGCGCCTAAAAAGGGCTTATTCGGCTGGTTGAGACGTTAAAAATACCCCTTTGTCATATTATCGGCAAAGGGGTATAATACTGTTTGTAACTAAATTAAATAGACAAAAAAATTCCCTCGGGGCCTATTCCGGGGGAACACAGAAACTCTATCAAGTTTATGTGTTCATTCTACCTACTATTGTAAGATTTTTCAAGTAGGTAGAGTTGAATTTTTCTGGATCACGGGGGAGCCAAGCCTCGTTACTAGAGTGGCAACATTCTAGCCAAGCCAACTAATCTTACCTTTTGAGGACTGACAGCCGGTTAGCGGAGCTAATGAAACAAGTCGACAGGTCAAGTGAGAGCCGCCGCTATAAACTCCCACTAGGAATTAACCTATACTTGTATTTGGGTTGGTTCCGAACGGTGGCCCCACGTACGGGGCGGGCGGTAAAGCAGTACGAAAGTACAGGGCTATTACGCAAGGCCAGTGATCCAAACAACTAAAAATAAATGATTGCTGGCACCTATAAAGGGTGCTTTTTTTATAGGCTAAATTAGTTAGGCTAATCTACAAGCGCAATAGTAACAATACAAGTGTTTTTACGTGACGGTGATTCGTGACGAACAACAAAAAGTTTTCTTCTTCGCAAAACAAGGGGAAAACTATATCCCGTTCAGGTTCAAGCGTTCTGAACAGCAAAGGGCGAGACCCCTAAACCAACAAACAACGACTAAATTCAAAGTAAGTCAAGTCTAAAGATTTTGACCTTGAGGGTTGAGAGCACGTGATTGAGTGCAGGCTGGTGCTGGACTAATTGTTCGTTATATTTTTTGTCGTCCCGTAGCCTCGAAACCGTTGAGAAGCTGACAAGTTCGGCAGGGACGCTATTCAGTTGATATAGTCTCAACATGAGCGGTTTCTAAGCGACAGCTTTCGGACAATTATATATGAAACGTCATTATCACAAAGTAACTTACATACGTAGAATAATACAATTTCACAAGTGTAAAATACTGGTATATTAACATTTACAAATTTACTCTATTTTCACAAAGTATATTTATCACATGATATTTGTAAATATATAGCTTGCTATCGTTGATATAGCAACGTTTTTAACGCTTCACAAACTTTAGCTTTTAATACTATGTGTTATGTTAACTAGCTTAAAATAGTGTTATAATGAAAACTGACTCTGGCAGTTGCAAACACTCCTAACAAGTTTTGCTAGTCTCAGTCATCGTTAAGTATGCCTACTTCGATATGTGCTTAGTCAAGTTACCTAGTAACCCTTCAATCATTTAACAGTCTTGAGCACTATAAAAGGCCTATTCCAGTTTGGATAGGCCTTTTTACTATACTATTTTTAATGTTATTATAATAATGTGTGTGCTACACTTAAAAAGTGTGTTCAGAAATGAACTCATAATTTAGTTTCTCGTGTTTACAGTAAGGCCTACCCTCAATTGGATAGGTTTTTATTATATTGCAATTTAATTAGAATGATCTAAAATAGAGTTGTCCCATTAGTCGGGACTCATGGTATTCCGTTTCGAAGTGACAACTTCTTAGTGAGCACTTACCCGGGTGTTCACTTTTTTAGTGGTTGCACCAAGTTTGCATAGTGCTATAATCAAGCTTGTGTCTCCGACATGACACAAACGCCTACTTCATAATAGTGTGACGATTCTAGCAAAATCATAAAGGCCTATCAAATTAATGATAGGCCTTTATGATTTTGCAACATGTTTTTACTATGATATACTACTTGTGTGTTACGACATGACGCACTACTTTCATTTTGAATCGGGTATTAGTTGATCTGAGTTGACGCAGACCAATTATCTCTAAAAGTATGAGGCTCGTCATTAATTTGACGAGCCTTTTTTTGTGTTTTAAAACGCAATTTAAGACGTTTCAGCTAGTCGTGGCATAATTATACGTGACATAGTTCAAAGTTGCTTAGAAGCCGTTTTAACGGGTCTATACGAAGCTTTATGACGTATGATTGCTTGACGTTAATCGTATAGATTAGATAATGTTTGACCATGAAATATCTATCCCGCTAGTTAATTGCGTGATAATGTTGATATATAAGCTTTTTTAGTGAATATAAGCGAGTATGAATTACGTCCAATATTATACTAACGCCTCACTACGCTCGTTGTTTTCCCTTGTCAGTCGCCACAAGGGAAGCCAAAGTCTTACTCTCTCGCTACGCTCAATCGTCAAAAAGTCAAAACATTGTTTGCTTGTCGCAAACCTTAAAACCCACATGACGGTCAGCGTGTCAATAATTACATGATGATACGTCACACACACGAGTGTAAGTTTATTATTGCGTAAGCAATTGGATATTGGAGCGAAGCGACTAGACGTTTTCGTTTCCCTTTTCGTCTTTGAAAAGGGAAGCCAAGCGTAGCGCGGCAGACACTAACATAATACATAATATTATATAGGGGTAAGTGCTAAAGCACTAACTAACAGTAACTCACTAACGTTCGTAACTGTTAGCATATTGTCACGATCACAATAGGAGACCAACACATTGAATATATTTAAGCTTATGGCAACACTAATCCTCACATTCGCAGCCTTAGCTGTATTCGGTATAGTTATCATGTATGGAGCGATTAACCCACACGTGTTAGTTATGATCGGGCTAGTGGTCGGTTCTATCGTCCAATTGTTCAAGCGTAAATAGTTTATTATAATAATAATTTTTTATCAGGGGCGACGTATTTCCATATTTTTGCGTTTTTCGTGGAAATACGCCGCCCCTTTATCATAAGGGTGTAAGGGGTAAATATTAAAGAGTTATTAAATTAATAGCTTGGAGCGACTAGCGTCCATTTTTTGGCGATTTTCGTGGACGCTAGTCCCTTTTATTTAACATATATGTAGGGGGTAAATGTTACAAAAATATAAAATTTCAGACATGGAGCGTAAATTTGGGATTTTTTCGCTACTTTTGTGCCAAATTTTCGCTTCTTTATGGGATATATATAGACGGTATAAAAATATATAAATATTAAGGAATTATTAAATTTTAAGGCAGGGGTGAAAAATTGCACTTTTTTCGCCCTTTTTTGTACATCTAGTCACCCCTTTGAGAGATATATGTAGGGGTAGTTTTTAATCATGTCAATAATTACATGTAGGGAGTACAACGACAAAAACAAGCCAAAAGCGTTGCTGTTTTCCCTCATTCAAGAGATATATATAGATAACTTTTTAATCATGTCAATAATTACATGTAGCGACAGGAGTAACGTTTTTAGCTGTTTTTTGTTAAGCGTGTCGCTTATTGAGGAGATATATAGATAGTACATACGGACGCACGTTTTTCTAATTTCTTTAGATCTTTGTCCGTTTTTTCAAGCACTCTCTTACCGGTAAGGCTTTGTTCACCTTGCCGGAGTACATAAACACATATATCCCGTTGTAGGATTCGGGCTATAATAACGTACATCTAGTGTCATACGCAATAGCGGAAATCCTACCCCGTGGCTATTGTGTATGGCACTTTTTTTATACATACATCTCGTATGTCTCATTAATTTCCTTTTCCTCCTTACTTATGACGGTGAAAGCCGTTGTAAGGTACATACAATCAAAAAGGGAGAGTGCAAAAGTATGGATAACAACGAACTAGCTATGATTCAAAACAACTTGAAAATGCTTAAACAACCAACAGGACAATTAAAGACGGCTTACAATCACAATTCAGGATTAATCAGACTACTAAAAACAATCAACACATTAATGTTTCACCAAGGCCAGTCAGGTATTGCTAAGGGTCATATGGCCTTGCCACTAAGTGCGTGTGGTTTATATCGTGCTTGCGGTAAACGATTCATTATGAAATATAGTATTCAGACAACAAAGAGGCTAATCAATCTGTTGTGTGTAGCTGGTGCAATCAAAGTATTGTCATGGGGAGACCTACCACAAACTGAAAAAAAGCAGGCTAAGTATAAACATATTTATTACCAATGCTTGGACTTACGGGAAGCGGACTTTTCTCGTGTGAGTGGTATGGATTACAACACGGCATTAAGTTATGCGTCAGTAGCCACTTGTTACGGTAAAGAGTTGGCCGACAATTCTTTTAGCAATATCAAGACAAAGGCCACTAGAAAAAGCTTTGACGGATTAGGATTAGAAAGCTTTATCAATAAAGTAAAAGAACAAGGTATCGTGACGTATCAAGACGCCGCTAACTTATTGAAAGAAACTCAACATGAATTCAAGTATGGCACCAAGTGGTTTAGAGAGAGCCTCAAAGCATTGTTTATTATGGGGTACTTTGACGGACGGCTAGAGTTAACGACCTACGCTAAGTCAGGTGGCAAGGGTCTACACGTTACGCAATCGACCAAGGTTATTATCGCCAGTTAGTGCAAGGGTAGCGCAAAGCTACCACTACATACAAAGCCAATAGGCTTTTTTATTTTGCGTTAAGGAGGAATTGAGATTGAAGATTACATTGGAAAGACTAAGATATAAAGCTTCGTTTAACAAACAAGGATACGAGGAATTACCGAACGGAAACACTGTTAACACTAACGAGAAGCTGTTCGACTTTTGGTTTGGTTACTATAAGCAGAGTTTAAGTCAGAGTGTCAGCTCGAACGCATTCGACTACTTAAAGGATAAGGTGACGATCATTGCACGTCATGACGATTACTTTGTGCAAGCAATGAGTGATACAAGCTACACAATCACTTTACCAAGTCCAAACTCAAAGACTTATCACGTTGCAAGTGTCAATCCAGATTACGAAGTCAATGGTTACGACACGATCGTGTTAAGTGCAATAGGAACGACAAGCAATGGTTAAGAAGTATTGTAGTCATTCAGGTTGTAGAAGATTAGTTAACTTGAATGAAAGATATTGTGATAAACATAAACCAAAAGATTCTCATGTAAGTAAGACAAGTGAGTTTGCAAACAAGATTCATGCAAGCAATAAATGGAGAAAGACAAGCAGACTTTATAGAGAAGCTAATCCAATATGTGAGCAATGCCTAAAGGCCAGCAAAGAGGGTGACCAGTCCCGTGGAAAAAGGGCTGGAATGATTAACCTTGCAACGTCGGTAGATCATATTAAACCGTTGTTTGCTGGTGGTGAACCGTATGACTGGAGTAACTTACAATCATTATGTGATTATCATCATGCTTTGAAGTCGCAACAGGAACGAGAGCAAAAAAAATAAGCCTCATAGGCTAGTTAACTAAACACGAATGAAATAGGGGGGCTATGCAAAAACGTTCGCAATGAGCGCCCTACTTCAAAAAATTAAATTTCCCGATTTTTTAATTAAAAAATCGGGAAATTTAGCCGCATTAAGCCGTATTATCCTTTATCTAACGGCTTTTCTATACATATAGATTACCACGAGGGAGGTAAGGAGTCAATGATTAAATTAAAAAATAATTCAAACGAATCACGAACAATGAAGCAAACAAGAGAACAAGCTTCTTCAATGCTCGGCCAAGATTTAGATTTAAAGCCAGCTATCAAGCTATCCAAGCAAGGCAAACAATTTTTTGACCTACTATTAACGTTGGTGGGTGACAGTGACGTACCGTTCGCACAGATAGATTCACTACAAGTTAGTTTGTTAGCGGAATCATTAGACCAGTTGCAACAGTCGTTAGATTCGATTCACAGCAATGGCGTTGTGATGGCTGACGGCAAGCGTAACATGGCGACTACCGTGTACAATTCAGCACTGAAAAACGTCAATGACCTATTACGTGACCTTAATTTAACAATGAACGCACGTGTTAAGCAACTATTATCGAACGTACAATCGGGGGACGTAGACGACCCGTTTAAAGAACTGATTAATGATGAATAATGACCCAGTTTTGTCTTATTGCAACAAGGTGCTAAGCGGTGAAATTGTCGCCAACGAAAAGATTAAGCTCGCTTGTCAGCGTGAATTAAACGACCGTGAACGTATCAATAATGATGATGATTTCAATTATTATTTTGACAATAAGCAAGCTACAAAAGCCATTAAGTTTATGTCGCTTATCCCGAAGACGGACGGCACAAAGCTAGAAATGGCTTTATTTCAAAAGTGGCTTATCGGTAGCTTATACGGTTGGCGTGAAAAGAACACAGGCAATAGACGTTACAACAAAGCATTCATAAGTATGGCTCGTAAGAACTCAAAGACTTACGTGGCCTCGTGTATTGCGATAGCAAGTTTGCTATTAGAGAATAAGCCGGCTAAGAATCGACAAGTATTATTCGTTAGTAACGCTTTAAAGCAAGCTAAAATTGGCTATAACATGGTTTCTAGTGAGTTGCGACAAGTGGTTAAGTTAAGCCCAGCCCTACGAAGCACGCTAGATATTAAAAAGAAACAGATAACAAAATTAGATGATGATAGTTTTATCGTGCCAGTTGCCGGCAAAGCGGAAACACTGGACGGTTTCAATCCAACAACAGCAATCATCGATGAGTACCACCAAGCAAGTAACCACGATATTTACAACGTGATTAAAAGTGGTATGGGACAGCAGAAAAACGGTATCCTGTGCATTATCAGCACGTCAGGCTTTAACCTAAAAGGTGCTATGTTTGAGGATTATCAAGTGATGACTGATATTCTCAACGGCAAGCAAGCCAACGATAGACAATTTGTGGCAATATGGGAACTTGATTCACGAGAAGAAGTCAACGATCAAGATAACTGGATTAAAGCTAATCCATTATTCGAAGTCCCGAGCGTGAAGCAGTTAATGGCTGAAAACTTAAGCAATGACGTTGCGACAGCGCGCCAGCAAGGCGACTTGGTTCCCGTATTGGTGAAGCAGTTTAACATGTGGTACCAAAGTAATGAAGATAGCTTTATATCGCACGACGAGTGGGCTAAGACGATTGTTGAGAAGCCAGATATTCACGGTAAGCGAGTTGTTTTTGGTATTGATTTATCCAAGTCTAACGACTTGACAAGTGTAAGTTGGATCATTCCGCAAGATGACGGGACTTATTACTGTGATAGCCACTCGTGGGTCGCCACAAAATACGGCTTACTTGAAAAGGAACGGACCGATGGTATCAATTATCAAGCGCTTGCTGATATTGGTGAGTGTTCAATCACACCACTAGAGAGTGGCGTTATCGACTATCAAAGCGTATTCGATTTTATTAAGCGTATGGTAACCGAGAACGACTTGAAAGTTGAGGCAATCACTTATGACCCTTGGTCTTTTGGTTACCTATTGGGACAGTTTGAGGCCGAATCATGGCCGCTAGTTGAAACAGCCCAGAACAATCGAGTGCTAAGCTTCCCGACAAAACAATTCAAGGAGCAGATTCTTGAACGGAAAATAGTTCACCCAGCAAACAACTTGTTAAGTATCGCAGTTGACAATTCAGTGCTCATTTATGATTCAACGGGTAATTGCCGGATAAACAAGATGAAAAATAACAACAAGATTGATCCATTGGCGGCTTTAATGAACGCTTGGACGTATGTATCTAAAGAATTAATCGAGGGGACGGATAATGAAGCTGATAACGAGTTTTACACGAGTGACGAGTTTACTTTTTAGTCAATATATACAAACAACCCTACTAATCATTGGACTATTGCTTATTAATTTAGGCATTTTGACCATGATCGGTGTAGGGGCTTTTTTAGTATGCAGTGGTTTATCAATGATAGCCGTTGCATTCCTAATCAATTACGAGAAAAAGGGGGTTAACAAATGAGTTTCTTTTTCGATTCACAGGAAATAGAACCAGATAAAGACACGGCGTTTTTAGACGCAGTCGTTAGTATGTCTAGTAACGATTCAAGCGTGTTCGTGGGTGCTAGTGCGTTGCGGAACTCGGACGTATTCAGCGCTATCAATATTATTGCTGGAGATCTAGCAAGTAACCGCATTTTAGTTCCGACTAGCCAAGCGCTTGAAGTTAAGTTAAACGACAAGCCTAACGAAAACATGTCCGGCCGTGACTTTAAATTCGCACTGGCCGCACAAATGTTATTGAGTGGTAACTCGTTCGCCTTAATTACGGACAACGGTTTCCAATTTGTCCCGAACAGTCAAATGACAGTCCAGCAAGACGACGTCACAGGTCAGTTGACCTACACCTATACGCCGAACGGACAAAGAAGTCGTCAGATTGCGCCTGAGAACATTTTACATTTTAAATGTTTCACGCAAGACGGTGCCACTGGTATTAGTCCCTTATATGCGTTGCAAGACGAAGTCGCTTTACAGAAGCGAGGCAACGCTTTGCTTAAAGGATTTTTTGATTCACCAAGCAGAAACGTGTTGCAGGTCCACAAAACCGATCTTTCGAGTGACGCTAAAGCGAATATTCGAAACAAGTTTGAGCAAGCAAATAAAGGTGCATTGTCGACAGTGATCCTTGACGACTCAATGGATCTA